GCAGCTGCTGCACCTCTTACTCGAGATGATGCACATATATTTAAGTAATCAAGGAAGATTACATCAGGTTGAAAGTTCTTTTTGAGGCTGAGTTCATTAAGTAAATGTCTGAAATGACCAGAGTGTACTGAACCAGTAGGATATTCTTTAATAACGAGTTTACCAGGCGTTTTAGTTTTATACCTGGCCATACGTTTACCATAAACATCTCTTGGGATTTCTTGAACTTGGTCAATAGTAATATCCATAATGTTGGCATCAATCCTACGACCAATTTCTTCTTCTGCCATTTCCATTGTAATATACAGAACATTCTTTCCATACATTAAATGATTAGCAGCCATGTGACATTTCAATAATGATTTACCACCACCCGTTGTTGCCAATAAGACAGTCATTGATTTACGAGGTAAACCACCTTTAGTAATTTTATTAAAGATATCGATATCAAATGGAATACGTTCTTCTTTCTTGTGATAGTGTTCATATCTATCTTCAAAGTCATTTAAGAAGTCGTGACCAACACTAGTGTCGAAAGAAATACCCAATGAGTCAGATAGGAGTTTAGGTATTTCACCTTTGCCTATACTAGACTCACCATCGAGTATGTTAATTGATTTACGAATTGCGTTATATAAATCTTTGTCTTGGCAAAACTTTTCAGTTTCATCAATGAGATATTGTACATTAGTATCGACATCAATACTCAACGTATTAATGAGTTCATTTACTTGATTGTAATTATCTTCGTTTAAATCTTTACGATTATCAACAGCAATTCTCAGAGCCTCAACTGAAGGAGGCTCTTTGTATTTGTCTACGTATTCAGAGACAGTCGAAAAGACTTTACGAAGAGCAATATCCTCAAAATATTCTTCTTTTAGATAAGGAAAAACCTTTCGGCTATAATCCTCATTCAGAATCAGATTCGATAATATCGTCTTCTCTATCATCTTCTACTTCCTCGCTTACACTATCAATCATAGTGAGTTTAAATTTCTTCTCAACAAAATCATTGAAACGCTTATCATCAATAAGACCTTTGAAGAATGCTTCATCAGCTTCAATATCTTTGAGTCTACGTTTTGGTTCAATAATCTCACCTGTATCCATATTTACCAAATTGTACCAGCCTTGATTTGCTTTCGTCAAGTGACCAGATTCAAGAGCTAAGTCAAATAGACTTGAATATTTTTGGATACCTGTGTCATATAAGACTGTGAATGGTAACTTAGATTTTTCTTTAACATATCTTGATTTCTCAATATTAATGGTAAACTTAAACCCTTGTAGTTCAGTACCTTGCTTTTCTTGAGCTTTAGATATAATAAAGATTTGGTTAGCCGAATAGTAAATACCGGTACCACCAGACACCACGTTCTTTGGAAACAATCCAATTTCCTTATAGGTATGGTTAACAGCAATCATTGGAATATCCTTTCCAGTGAGCTTAGGTGTAACGATACGGAATAAAGATTTAAGCTGTTTAGCACGTGACATGTCAGCAACTGACTTTTCATTTTCAGCATCTTCAACTTCTTTACGAGAAGCGAGGTTACCTACTGAGTCAATCATGATGAATACTTTATCGCCCTTTTCAATTTCGTTTAACCTTTTAGTAGCATCAAACTTTAATTGTTCAACGTCTTCAATAGGAACGTGAATAACACGATTAGTATCAATATTATAGCTTTCCAAATATTCAGGCGTAATACCGTATTCTGAATCATATAAGATTGCAACACCTTCTGGATATTTTTGAAGGTATGCTTTCATACAATAAAGTCCCAATAATGTTTTGAAACTTTTAGATTCACCGGCTACAACCGTGAGACCAGGAAGTAAACCACCTTTCAAAGAACCGCAGAATGCGATATTTACGATAGGTAGTTCTGTTTGAATTGGGTCTTTTTCGTTAAAGAACGAACTTTTACTGAGAACAGTCGACCCTTTGACTGAACCAGCTTTTAGCATTTTATCTAATAGACTCATATTATTCTCCACTTAATATTTGATATAATTTATCTGCAAAAGCGTCTAGCTTCGAATAACGGTCGGGCCAATAGATATAATCCTTTTCAGGATTTGCCTTTAGGTTATTTAGTAATGGTACTATTGCATCATATAATAACTGAGCTTTTTCTGATGCGCTTGTTGCAGCAGCAGCTTTTGTCTCAGCTTCAAGTTTAGATTGCTGAACAACGTCGAGTTCATCAGCATCCATGGCTGTAAAACCAAAATCAAAATCAACGATTGATTCTGTAATTTTGTTATCTGTCATTTGTTTCTCCTTTAAAAAATAGGGAGGGATTGGCTACCCTCCCATACGCATCATTAACCTCTTGCGAGTTCTTTAAAGATTGACAAATCATCATCGTCATCATCAGCTTGAACACTAGGTTCTGCTGTTGGTGTCGGTTCAGGCGCTTGAGCTGTTTTAGCATCAAACGTCAAGTCATCATCACTAGTGTCTTCTTCAAATGTTGACTGAGCAACTGGTTCATCAGAAGATAAGTCAAGTACTCTGTAAAGCTTAGTCTTTAATTCCGCATAGGACTTAAAGTTCTTAGGGTCTACAATGTCTTGTAGTGAATGTTGCGAATTCCAAACGGTTTCCAATTCTCCATCGTCTTCGAACAATGCTGATGGTGCATCAAACTCTGACTTATCATAGTTTGGATAACCTTCAAACTGACGAATTTTCAATCTGAAGTTTGCACCTTCCCATAGGTCGAAAGGATTTACTGGTTCTTCATCTTCAAAAGTAGGATTCATTAAGTCATTCAACTTATCAAAGATTTTCTTACCAAAAGCGTATAGGAAAACTTTTCCTTCGTTTTCTGGATTGCTTGGGTCTTTCACCACGTAGATATTAGAAGTATACTTCAATCTACGTTTTTGCTTACGAGCCTGGTCTTTATCAGCTTCAACACCTGAGTTCCAAAGTTTGGAGTTGTACTCAGATACTGGGTCATCTTGACCAAGAGTTGTAAGCGAGTTTTCGATATACCATAATCCTGTAGGACCTTGGAACCCGTGGTCCCATACTCGAACGAAAGGCATTTCTTCACCTTGAGGCGCAGGTAAGAAACGAATTACTGCGAATCCGTTACCGGCTTTGTCTCTAGTTGGTTTCCAAAATTTACCTTCATTCGGGTCCGAATAAGATTTGGTAGTGATTTTCTCGAGTTGAGCATTAAGCTTATCGAGAGATTTAGAACGATTCTTCTTTAACGAAGCAAAGTTTGTAGTTGCCATAATTTTTCTCCTTTATATAGCGTTATTTTGCGTAGTATTGCGACAATCAAAAAAAGTATCCACGTGTAATGGATTTAAACTTTTCTTCATTGTAATCTAAGAAAGGCTTATATTTCTTAGACTTGTTTATTATATCACATGAGACGATTTTGTCAACTATTTTTTCACTCCAATATGAAAATATTTTCGCTTGGTGTGAGAGAATAGTGAAAGTTTCTAATGAAATTTTCTTTTGACTAAACATCGTCATTATATGAGGATGCTGTCCGTCTCGTGATACAAAGTTTTGTTGGTAGTCATCTAATAGATGAACCAACTCAGATTTGAAAACATGACTCAAAGAATCTTGTTTTCGCTTCCATTCTATATATCTATTTTGAGCTTCCTCTTCGAGGACTTCTCGTACCCAGATATCAGGTTTGTAGATTACATTCGCTAATATTAAGTTTATGTAATCGTCTCTTTTCGCCAGTTTAGCGAAAAAATATGCGTCATTGCGTGCCATGAAAGTTTCGTAGGATGCACGGACCTTTCCATTATATTTAAAAAAGTCATAATTGTCTGTACTAAAATGTTTCCTTAATGCAAGGTATTTTACGTAAGCTTCATATGAACTATCACTTAATATGGTCGGTGATATCCGGCTCATCTTTCCTCACCATCTTGAGACCTACTGCTTCAGTACGTACTTTCTCTCGAAGTATCGAAGATTTCTTTACAATTTGAGCTACGGTTTCAATTTCAATGTTATTCTTTTCTGCAAAATCTACAAGGGCGTCAATATAAGGAACGCCTCTTGATATATTTTTAGAAATTTCATGATGTACTTTATCTGGTGTCATTGCAACAACTGACATATCTTTTTGTTCTCCCTTATTAGGCATATAACTATCCCAAGTTTATACAGTATATTATACTATAAAATGAACAGATTGTCAACTGTTTTTTTTAATTATTTTCAACTGTGATAAAAATCGGAGTAACAAGTTTCCTCATTACTCCGACCATTATACCATAGTTTTACGTGATTGTCAACTGTTATTTATACAATCCAGATATCTTTTGCTTTATTGCAGGTATCTAAAACATTGTACTTATGTAAGTCGCAGAGTTCAACATGATGCTGAACGAGAGGCATTCCATAAAGTGGGGAGTGGAATGGTTCGTAGAGGTCGGGCCAGATGATTGGAGCCAAAAAGCCTAACATGCACAACCCGAAAAAGGCCACACCCAGAGTCCAGTTTCTGATTGTTCTTAACATTTTATTCTACCTCGCGTGGGTCCTTGGCCGTATTAATAATATAACCTTTTGCTTCCCATTGTTCTAATGTTCTGCATCGTGTTTTACGTTGAGTAAGACCATTGATTCCTACGGTTTCTACTCGAGCACAGTAAAGTCCGTCATCATTCAAACGTGCTACATAATCCTTAGGTTCAGCCATTGCAACTGAACTCAATCCCATTGCTGCGAGAGACGCAGCGATAACTAACATTCTCATTGTTAATTTTTCTCCTTAGATTTGGTTAAGTGGTGGTGTTGAACTGTTATTCAACGGATTTATATATACGTGAAAATTGATATTTTATATTAATTTTATGTTAAACTGCGGTATTTTATTGTATTCCAATTATGAATAGTTTGACAAAAGTTATACTTCTTGGAATAGTACATTCTCAACATATTGATTCTTACGTTCTTCAGTAATACCCATTGCGAGTATTGAGGAATGAAGCATACGATTCATTTTCTGATTACGGCAATATTTGTTTTGAGCTTCATGAGTGTTGAGTCCTTCAACTTTTTGATGTACTGGGTTATCCATTTCCATACAATAGAATGATGCAAGGTTGAATGCCATATTACAAAGTTGGTCAGTTTCTTCTCCCTCGCGTATGCTACCCGCACCTACGATGTTTGGTGAAAAGATTTCTAACGCCCAATCTGGCATTTCTCTAGCCCTCGTCCATGCAAGGTCTTTTGTCTCTAATGAGAACTTATCAAGGAAAGGATGTGGTCTCTCAGTTAAAGGTGAGTAATCACAGAAACATCCTGATATCTTTTTGGGATTGGCAACGATATCTAAACCAAAGATAGGAAGGTCGACATCAAAGTGTGGGAATATATTGATGTGCATTAACCATAGTTTATTATTACCTACGGGTTCGATTGTTTTAAGGTGTGCTTTTCTGATTGTATCACTTGACCAAAACCAGTCACTCCAACCTTCTAAATCTGCAGTATGTTCTGGATTGTCATACTGTGTCATACTTCGGTCGAAGAGACTGATAAGTTCTTGAGATAGATTTCTCAATCTATCAAATAATTCTGATTCTATCATTCCCAATTATAATCTGAATTTTCTACAAGGATTGCTTCAGCAGATTTAAACTCATCTGGGTTTGCGTGATAATCTTCCATTAGTTCATGGAATAATCTTTCAGCATACTCAAAACAAATTTTTGCTTCATCTGCCATACCATCGTGAAGCAACTCACGAACATCTTTAATCAATCCAGCCCTATTTTCAAACTCATACATGGTACCACTACCAGGCACGTGTTTCTTAATCATCTGGCCACCGTGAGCATCTCCAAAGTGTCTTACGTATAGATGAGCAAGTAAACCATCGTTATCATCTTTTTCTAAAAGTGTTTGAATGTGAGCGTTGTATTCTGTTGTTGAGTTATAATTATCTTCTACTTCTTCAAGGTCGAACATTGTTTCAAGTTCTTGTAAATCTTCTTCAATTAATGAAGACCTAAAGATAGGTTCAACTTCCATCGGTACACTAACTGCGGACTCAAGCGCCATATAATTTTGAGCTTGAGCATGTAAATATAATTGATATAATCGAGGTGGAATCTCATCTGACATTAATAGTTCTGCAAACTCTGTACGTTCTGCATTGTCATGATGAGCTCTTGTTAATTCTTTAAGGTTATTTGCCATTGGTCACTCCTACATGAAATATAGCTGTTTCGTATATAATTCTATATATAAATAATTAACGAATCCACGAGAGGAATATGTTCAATGGAAAAACAGCTTGAAAAGATTGAACAATTGCTTGTTCGTCTAGAAGAAAGAATAGAAAAATTAGAGAAAGATTCTCACCCATGCAAAGAACTGCATGAGTTCGATGTATGGCCAGAATTGAATGCACGGATTGAGAGACTAGAAAATACATGATAGAGTTAACAAATGAAGCAGTATCTAAAGCGATTGAGAGAACAGCAGGCTCGAGCCCAAGTAATATCAGAGTTGGTGTTATTCCTGGTGGTTGTGCTGGTTGGGAGTATGTTATTGAATATGCTCATAATATTAATGAAGATGATAATGTCGTAGATTACGGCAATTTCAATCTCGTAGTTAATAATCAAAGTGTACCCTATTTAGAAGGTTGTACGCTTGATTGGAAAAAAGAAGGATTAAATGAATTTTTTAACATCATTAACCCAAGAGAAGATGCTTCTTGCGGATGTGGTGTTTCAGTAAGTTTTAAGGTTTAATATGATTGACGGTGTTATCTTAGTTGCATTCCTTGTACCTAGCTTTATAGCAATATTCCATTTGATGATTATTGGAAGCGAAGGAACAAAGGGAATTGAAAAAGACCCTTATGTAACTAAAAGCGGTGTTCGTCACACTGCACAAAAGAGTAGGTCAGATTTTATAGTCTGATTACACAAAGGAGAAATATATGTTAAATCTCGATTTAATCAAAGGTTATGTTAACCTAGGAAAAGACTGGGTTGTTTCACGTTTAGGTGAAAGAACGTCATTAGACGGTGGTGTTATCATTGCTGTTTGTGGTGGTTACTTAGTTCTAGGTGGCTTAATTGACCTTGTAGCATGGGGTGGATTACTCTATGGTGCATGGACTCTATGGAAATCAGAGGGGTAAAACATGGCTAAAGAAACAGTAGACACCGGAAGAGGTGAAGCAACCATCGATATTGAAAAATATACTGAGATGGTGCTTAAGCTTGATGAAGCTCAAGATAAAATCAAAGAAATGGAACAATTGAGTAAGGAATTACAGATTGCAACAGCAGCTGCTAAACCTGCACAAAAGTTTTCATTTGGTGCGCTGTTCCGTGACGAAAATGATATAAATGAGAAATCAATCATTGGATTTATATCCTTTGCTTTAATGACTGTTTTTGGTATCTGTGACTTAGTTACAGCATTCTGGGGACAAGATTTAGTGATTTCAGATACTATTTACACATCATTTGTTGTGGTAACATTAGGTGCTTTTGGTATATCTGAAGCTGGAAAAGCTTTCAGTAAGCAATAATAAGAAAGGGGGCGTTCAGCCCCTTTTTTTTAATCTGTATTTTTTAAAAGGATATACAATTCCTTTCCTACGAATCCTACCGTAACTCCGAATATAATCCAGAATGCTATCATTTCTGGAATCATAGTCTTTTAGCTACGTCACAAATTGTTTCTGTTTTTGTGGTGTCGTGATAGTCACCATTTCTAAAATCTCTTACTGAAGTTTCTTTTACAAGATATCCATCACGGATTTTATAGTTAACGACTTCTTTTCTAAATACACCTTCCATCTTATCAAATACTGTTTTGAAAGGGCCTTCTGAAAGTCCATCATAGGGTTTCATCTCTCTATCTAAAATTGCTTTTTTAGAGTGAGTGAGGGTTTCAACATTACTGCCTTTGTATTTCATTTTATATTTCCTTTTAGAATTTGATTATTCGTTTGCCTGGGAAGTTAACGAGTTTATTACAATCGGGTTTATAACCTTCTGGCCATACTATATCCCAATCATCTGCATTAAAAGTTTCTTCTGGTGGAGTGTAGGTATGTATCATAAGTTCTGGAATACGTTCTTCGTGCATTTTACCTGCAGCTTCTAATTCATCATACTTATCGACAAGTACTGATAACCAAGATAACCAACCTCTTTCAAATCCACCTTCGTCTTTTTGCATTTCAACGATACCACCAATACGTGTATCATATACGTAAGTAGGATATCTGTCGAATATGTGTTTCATTACAATATTACCTTGAGCGTGTTCGTGTTTTAATTCAAAATATAATACTGTATCTTCACCCACCACGTGTGCTGGGTCAAATCTTAATCCTGTATTAATTGCTGCTTTACTAAACCATACTAAACGAGAATGAGTTTCCCAATTGTTGATGTACTTATAACAATGGTTTGCCCAAGATTTATGTACAACCGCAAGGCTCGCTGCAAAATCATCTGGGTCATTCGGACCAACTTCAACTAATCTTCCTGCACATGCATCATCCCACCACATTTTGTCAAATTTAAAACACCTTGTGGCTTGAGTATGAAGTGTTTCTGGGTCCATTTCTGTTTCTGCAGTAACGATAGGAATATCGTGACATATAATAGGATTATATCCTGCAGCATAGTGAACACCAATTTGATATTCAATTGCGAGTACGTCGGGTGGAGTGTCTAATGCTGCTACTTGTTTGTATGTCCAAACACCGTGATTAGTAATATAGTCATCACCATCAACTAATACCATGTAATCATTATCTGATTCTAAAAATTTTTCGAAGACAGTGTTTTTACCAGTTGCAGCAGTACCATCACTAACTGTAATGTAATGCTCTATTCCTTCTTCAACACACCATGCAGCAGCTCTTGTTTCAAAGTCAGAATTTTGCGTATTAATAATAATACACAAATCTTCTTTTGGAATTGTATTGATGTGACGCTTGACCGCGTAAATATTACGAGTCACTAATGCGTAAAATTTGACTGAACCGGACATATTAATCTATAGGTTCTGTGGGCCAGGTAACACTGTTTGGAAATGTCTCTTGGTCTGTAATATCTCTTAGTGCTTGACGATATTCTGCCATTTCTGTGCTTAGTGTTCTGTCTGATAATGCATAGTGGTCTGAGTGATGAAGCAATTCGTCTCTTTGCATACGAATATTTGCACCAATTTGTTGAGCATCAAGAGGAACCTTTGTCCAACCATAAGTGATTGTTCCATCATCAGCAACAGTTTTATTTGGTTCTAATCTTTCGATTGATGGGTCCCAATCTGGTTCTGGTTCATATACTACATCTTCTAAAGTACCACCATCACTTTCAAGTTCCATCGTTTCCATTGTTGCAGCTGCATCCCAAAAGGATACCGCTTCTTGAACTCGTTCAGCTGCTTGATTATGAATCCACTCTTCAGTGAAGTCAATCTCACTAGTTGTAGTTGCGATATAATAATCTTCACAGTTCGTTTTACTATATCGAATCTGTGCGACTTTATTAATCCAATCTACTTTTACAATTTTATAATCTATCATTTTTTACCTCATTCTTATGTACCAATTATGGCCATTATAATAACTATTAATAAGACCAGATGCAATTCTTGCAATGTTATTCCATTGCCAAGATTCCCAAGACCAACTCCAAGAGTAATATGCTTGTTGCGCTGAGCTACCAAAGTTTCTTTTAAACCCTCTATACGTTCCACCACTACCAGAACCTCTTTGAATTGTGATAGTTGTTAACGCTGAAGAGTTCCATGTTAACGGTACTTTAAAATCTAAATATGTCCACCCACTATTAGAACCACTACGATGCGATACTGTTAAGTGTCTATGGTTTCCATAATACACCGTATGAATTCCGCCAAGTGCTGCGGTTGTTGAAATGTTAGAAGACCTTGTAGAGGAACCAAAGGCGTTATTAGTATATCCAAATTCATAATGCCAGAACTGACTTCCATTCGCAACAGACCAACCAATCTTTCTACCAAAGACTCCATTAGAATAATAACTATTTCCACCTCCTGAGGATAACCTTGCTGTGCGTCTTGATGAACTATAAAAGTCATTATAAGCAATTGAACCAGATGCTGGAATCGTTCCTATATACGGGTCTGATGCGTCTCTGTAATAACTTCCCAATGCATAACTAGACCCGAATTCATTTCGAATCTGCGACATTGAAATTGCGCCTGACGATTGCAGAGCCATATAAGTTCCTCTAAGTTATTACTCTATTTATTAGTCTACGAGTAATTGAATTAGACCTGAGTCCCAATTGTTTGAAACATCAGTTGCAAAAGCCATGCTCTTACCTTCGAGTCTTCTTGACTCAACTAACTTATTATTTTCAAATAAGTCAACAACGTAAACTTCGCCGTCCATGCGAATTTCACTTCTTCTATTATTTTCTGCGTTACTCACCTAAAACCTCCCAACCTTCTACGGTATCTAATCTAAATGAACGCCATGCGTTTTTATCTAATGACCAGACAGGGAATGCCTCAGTTTCAGTAGACGAGTAATCAACTTTATTCTTGACTCCATTTGCTTCTAAAACTTCAGGATTCAGAGTGCATGGCATTACTCTCAATTCTCCTGTGTCAATTTTACGAAAGGATACAGTAACCGTTCCTTTCTTTAATGCTTCTAGTAATTTACTTTTTTCAACTATTTCCATAATATATCCTTGATTGGCCTCCTCTGAGAGATTCGAACTCCCGGCCTTGTGGTTCGTAGCCACACGCTCTATCCAACTGAGCTAAGAGGAGATGTAAAGTGTTATTATAACACATTTATTTTAATTTGTCAACCCTAGCAATGATTGCCAAAAGTTAATCCAAAATGCACCATGGTCTTTCATAATACCCATAGCTAAAAATGAGAATCCAACACCATTCAAAAGAATAAGTGCTCGGTCTTCCCATAAAATCGAAACCCACATCCATAGTCCAATACCAAAAAAACTAAAATATAAATCTAATAAATGGTAATCGGGACCAGATGAGCGAAAAATAAT